CTTGAGGCAACACGTGACGCCTAGCTAGACTGTAGGCAGATTGGAATAGGCACTTGGCTGTACTCACAGGCAAAAATGGTTCCCTGCGCTGGAACAGCACAATTGTGGGAAGAGTCCGCACTTGGAGTCTGACCGTCAATAAGGATCCGCTGGAGACCACAAATCTGGGTCTTCACGATCGGACTTACGTCACTGGTTTGCGTGGTGCAACCGGCACAGCCGAATTGATGTACGACCCTACAGAATCGCAGGCGCGAACACTACTTAACAGCATTTTCGCAAATGATTCCGGCGTATCTCAAACGGTAAGTTTTGTTTTGGATCAACTGGGTGGTACTAGCTTGTCATGCACTGCATTTTTGACTAGCGTCTCGCCCAGCGTTACTACTGGAGACATCCAGGTTTGTTCTGTATCTTTTCAAATCACCGGTCCGATTAGCGGCGGATTCTAAAGATGGCGGTTTTAGGTGCGGAAGGTTATGTTCGCTTTCGTCGTGAAGCGCCTGCGCCACTTCTTGTACCTGTTTCAAGATTAAGGTCTGATATAAATGTTTTATTACTAGACAGCACGGATTACTGGAATGGTGACGAAGTATACATTGTCTCGCCAAACGGCATACCGATTTCCACAGATGCAGTACCTGATGGAGTGGGCTGCTATTTTGGCTCTGTGTGGGATTTAGGTACAAACAGAATCCATGTAACAGCAGAAGACGATGAGTATTATGTAGTTGATGACGACTCAGTATTTTTTTATAATCGCGGGCCTGCTGTAAACAGCGGTAATTACTTTGTATATGTAGACCAACTAGGTAGGCTAAGTTTTTATACAAGTAGGGCGGCTGCTCTGTCTGGATTACCTGGCAATCGCATTGATTTGGTCAACGTAGATTTTGGATTTTTAGTAATTTTTGCCGCTGGAACAGAGCAATACAACAATGCAGCAGTAGAGTGCGTGGCAAATTTTGGAGACTACAAATTTAGTGATGTTGTTGACGAAGTAACTCTTGAAAGCATCTGCGACTTTTTCCCAGAATACTTAAGCCCTGTTGCAGGTACTGAAGAATACGATGATGCTGAATTAAACCCACGCCGTTGGGTGAACGGATTCCCATGGATCATACAAGGTGAGCTAAGAGAATGGAGCATTGATTTAAGTGGTGAAAATATAAATACAACATCTGTGGGCGAAAAGTTTGGTGAGACTGTTAAGTCTGTCGTAAGTGGAGGGGGCAGTTTCGACTTTATTGTTGAAAGAAGGACAAAAGAGAAAGAGTACGATTCTACAGCCTTGCTACAGCTTTTAATGTTAACCGAAAAGGGAGCAAAGGCTGAGGCACAGTTCTTTATGATCACTGATCGTAAGGACACAAGAAATAATCTTGCCCCTGGTGATTTGTATTACGAGTGCAATATCTTGGTTACAAACACAGCAATAAATACTAGAACTGAAGGTGCAATTGTTGGCACTGCCCAGTTTGTGACGACTGGTCCTATACAACTGAAACAGGGGCTGTAGACTGACGGGAAAGATCAGAGTACATCGTGGCGGCAATCCTGCTACCCGGCGAGACGGGATCCATCAGTGACATTAACGTCACCCAAGCCGGTTTCCGGGAACAGATAGCCGCTATTGCAGTGGCTGCAAGGCGTCTTGCCGGCGGTACGGATCAGGGTGTTAGCACCACTCTGCTTTACGTGGATCCCGAAATTGGTTCCGACGACTGGCAGGCAGGTATTGCCGATGCCAGTGCGGTCCCGCCACTGACAAATCAGCAGATTACTTCTGGCTATTCCAAGGCCACACCGTTCAAGACTTTGCAGCGAGCACTGATTGAGGCTGCGCGTCTTTCAATTATCAGCGGAGCAAGTAACGATCTTTACGACCGAGTTGTAATCCGTGTATCACCCGGCGAACACATTATCGATAATGCTGTCGCTGGTTCTGAAGTCGTAAGTAGCTGGGGCACATCTTTTTCGCCAACCACTGAAGACCTGCGGGCTTTTAACGGAACCAGTATTGGCGTAATTCTTCCTAGAGGCGTATCGATTGTTGGCGAAGACCTTCGTAAATCTGTTATTCGTCCCACGACTGTACCAGCATCAAATCTCAATCCATCAACAGATCGCGGCGCCATCTTCAAGGCCACAGGCGGCTCTTTCTTCTTTAACTTTACTTTTAAAGATGCAACCGGTATTACTACATCGCACCATCTGTTGTCCGCATTTGAATTTTGTGGTGAAGCAGAGTTAATTGCTTATTACACAAAAATTGCTACAGCCTTCGGTCTAAATTCGTCCGATATTGAGCTTATCAATCCGGGTGAAACACAAATCACGACTGTTTACCCAGATAATGCAATTCCTGATGTGGATTCCACAAAGGGAAGCTCGCCGTACATCTTTAACTGCTCGCTTCGCTCCGATTACGGAATGTGCGGGATGTTCCTTGATGGCGACAAGGTAACAGGCTTTAAGTCAATGGTGGTCGCTCAGTTCACCAATGTCTCCCTGCAAAAGGACATGAACGCATGGGAGATCTATGGCGGCGGGCAATGGAATGTACCAGCAAGTTATGCAGCATATATTGCATCAGATATTAACGATGTGCGCTATCGGATTGGAGGCAACATCAACCATGAAACAGGCTGCTACGAAGTTGACTACAGAAGCTTTGGTTTCAAGTGTATTAACAACGCAATCCTTCAAGAGGTAAGCTGTTTTGTTATTGGTGACGCTGTTCATCACTGGACTGCAAGTGGTGGTGAATGTACGATCACTAACTCCAACTCGAACTTTGGCCTTACTGCCCTATTTTCATCTGGTTTCCGAGGCATTGGCACTGATGGTGGGGCATTTGATCAGGATCAAGGTTTTCAGGCAAAGCGGATTCGACGCGCACTGAAACTGAAAACTGACGGTACCAACATTCGTCAAATTACCGTTGGAACTGTTGAGTCATATAACAGCACCACTGGCGTGCTGACACTCAACACAGCATTTGATCCTGAAGTTACATTTGGCCGGTTTGGCTACAGCCTCAAAGGAGGAGACTACATTTGGATTGAAAACCGCAGTCGGGACACTGGTCCCGGTTTTGTACCGGGAGACAAAGATGCGTCACGAGCTGTTAACGTGCGTGCTGTTCTAGCTGAGGATCCTTGGTCTCCGGCTGAACCAAACATTATTCGTGTTATTCCTACAAACGATCTAGCAATTAACAACTTTACCACTGTTGACTCTGAGGTCATTACCGATAACCGCGTTTTTGTGCGGCGTCTTGTTGACACACGCACACCGGAAGAGCGCAAGTATTCGATCAATATCGAGAACTCTACACCGTTAACAACACGTCGTCCTGTCGGCAATTACATTCTTCGTTTAGGTAATCGAAGCGGAACAAGCTCGCAGCTTGACCCGACCAATGGCTCCAATCAGGTTTACATCGTTTCTGAATCTGTTGTCAATAACGCTTCCCCTGGAGCGTTCAACATCGTTATTCGCCCTGGCGACGCAGCCGGCAGATTTACAGCAAATGAATTTTATCGGGTAGGCACCCCTGTATTAAATGCAAATAGGGTTTTCCGTTCAAAACGAAATGACTCATTTGAAAGTTTTAGCGGCGATGTATGGGAAGAAACACTGCCTATGCTTGTAAACGAGCGAGGTGTAGAGCTTCTTCGCATCAGCATTGGGCCAGAGCTACTTATTGACAAAGATCTATCCAATGACCCGGAAAGTCTTGATCTTGGAGTAGACCAAACTACTGACTCAGATATCCTAGAACAAGTACGTAGTGCGACTGACTATTTAGGTATTAGCGGCTTGATGGAAGCCATCGGGTACAACATTATCAGTATTGAGAATATCCTCCAACTACAAGACTCCGAGGAAACAAGAGAGTGGGATCCTTCGGCAGGTTCTAGCCCCGCGCCAGGTGGCAAGTTAACGGCACGTGAGTTTTGGCCGATTGAGTTTAATCGCCCTAGCCTGATCCGTGCATTTGGACAAGCCTACGAGTGGGCAGGCCAAGGTAACTACTCCAAAGCAATGCCCAAGTACCAAGTTACGGTACTAAGCGATCAACACAAAGTTGACTACTTTGCTGTAAATCACTTTGGCGGACGTGTTTACAACACTGGCTTTAACGAGGACGGCTTGATCGTACAGGGAGATACAATTACTGATCTGGGCACCAATACTATTGTTAGTGCAGAAACAGCCGGTCTTGGTGCATTAGGTGGCGATCCAGATTTTCCGGCTACTCCTACTTCGTTTGACACCCTCAATGTAAATGTTGAATTTAACTCCTTACAGGAGGCTACATTTAACAACATTACTATTAACGGTACTATTGAAGGGGCTCCTATTTTTGCGCCTAACTTCTTGCCGGAAGCAAGTGAGACTGTAGCTGGAATTATTGAACTGGCTACAGCCGCAGAAGCAGCACTGTTCAATGACATTGATAAAGCAATTACTCCTGCGTTGTTAGGTGATCTGAGGAGCATCTGACGGTTTTGCGTCTCTAGATAACACCGGGAAGATCCCGGCAAGCGAACTACCAGAAATTCCAGTAGAGAACCTCCCTAGCGCTACCACCACTACAAAGGGTGTTATCGAGATCGCCACCAATACCGAGGCTGCTGCCTTAAGCGATTCAACACGCGCAATTGTTCCCAGCAACATTGGTGCGCTGCGTTCAGCCGCTAACGGTCTTGCCGCTCTCGACGCGAACACAAAAGTACCGGCAGAACAACTTCCCGATATTCCAGCGGAAAATCTGCCTGATGCCACAACGACTGTCAAGGGTGCAGTCGAGCTTGCGACTGACGCAGAGGCTGCTGGTTATACCGATACAACTCGTGCATTGGTGCCTAGCAATCTGGCGGCACTACGTGGTGCGGCAGATGGTTTAGCGACACTGGACGGCAGCGCCAAGATCCCTACGGATCAATTGCCGAACATCCCGATTTCAAACTTGCCTGATGCGACTACAACGCAAAAGGGCATCATCGAGATTGCAACCAACGCTGAAGCGGCTGCGTTTTCCAGTACTGATCGAGCAATTGTCCCAAGCAACATTGGTGCATTGCGTGGGGCAGTGGACGGTTTGGCAAGCCTTGATGGCACGGGGAAAGTTCCTGATGCGCAACTGCCAGTAATTCCAGTTGATAATTTACCGGCTGCAACAACAACACAACGCGGCGCTATTGAGATTGCAACAGATGAAGAAGCGGCTGCGTTGACTGACACAGATCGCGCCATTGTACCTAGCAATCTTGGCGCATTACGTGGTGCAGCCAACGGTCTAGCAAGCTTGGACGAGAACGTAAAAGTTCCCACAAGTCAGCTGCCAGCTATCCCTATTGAAAATCTGCCTTCAGCAACAACAACTCAAAGTGGCATTATTGAGATTGCTACCAATGCCGAGGCTGCCGCTTTAACAAGTTCAAATCGTGCTGTTGTGCCTAGCAATCTCGGGGCTCTCCGGGGAGCTGCCGACGGTCTTGCATCCTTGGACGGCAGTGCTCTTCTACCTACTACTCAACTTCCTATTATCCCGCTTGCCAATATACCGGTACTTACAAACGAAAAACTTCCCGTTTTGGAGTTGGCAAAGATTCCTACTTTGCCCGCCAACAAACTACTAACAACACCTGTCGCTTGGGTTCCAGGGAATACCAACTTTGATCTAAGCGCAAACTTTACTTATACGCAGACCGGCACTGG